TCCACCGATTCTGCACTGTGAGAATGTGATACAAGTAATCTGTTCCTCATCCGCATGTCCACCGCTGAATCTTAATACATCTCCTAAATCCAATGCCGGATTTCCAATAGTTTCAGAATCAAAAGGCACATATTTAATGATGGAAATATCCGCCAAAATCTGCTCACACAGTTCTTTCCTTGTTTCATCCACACCAAATTGGAGAAACGGATTTACACCAAGATTCATGGTCAGTCCATCATCTGTTTCCAATGCATAGTATTCTGCGGTCTGAGTTTTCATATTGGTGGAACTGACTGCCGTATATCTGGTAATAAAATCAGAAAAGCTGCTTGAAAACCTCTGCTTATTACTGATGTTCATAACAGGCTCATTCCCATACTTGCGGAGTTCCAGTTTCCCCTCACGGTTAATACAAAAGAAACCTCCAAGAACCTGACCGATATAAGACAGCACATCCCTATAGGTTTCAATATCATTTTTCGCATAAATAGAAAGAACTTCCGAGCCATTTGGCATGGCCTCAATCTCCGTCTGGGTATGTGCAAACTCCACACTGCACGCCTTACAGCAGAACATAATGATCTCATACGCATTTCCGATGGTCTCCGTAATATTAAAATCTTTTTCAAATCGGAGCATATAATCATATGCCTTAATCTCCAGACATCGGATGGTACGGTTTGCTTCACTGATCTCATAAATTCCCATTGGAACAGTTTCATATGCTTCTCCCACCAACAGATGATAAAATAATTCCACCAATGCATCTTCCAGTGTGTATCTGTCGATTTCAGAAAGCAGTGTAATCCCCATTTCCGCAGCATACACTGTACCAAGTTCCATTTCCGTATTTCCACAACACTGGGAAGAAATATATCCGCTTCCCTTTACAATGTCTTTCTCTGAAAACTCATGAACCACACCTGCCTTTGTGGTAATTCTTCCAGTCCAATAATATCTTCTTGTGTTCTCCTGCACCGCTGACAGGAACGCTTCACTTACCGGGTACAAAAGCAACACCTCCCAAATAGAAAAGCACCAGCCAACTGAATGACTGATGCCTCAAACAATACTATCATTTTATAATACTTACTTTTTTGCAATCATCGCTTTGATTGCTTCGTATGCAAACAATGCTGTCCCTTCTCCACCGACCTCGTCAATATTCGTGGTCAAATCTCCGCCGCCTGCATACATGGCTCCAAGCCCTAACAGAATTTTATCTGTACAGGTATAATAATTCTCCGTAATATGATCCTGCAGCTTCTTTGCCAGCGTAACCGCTTCCTCACTGTCTGGTGCCATATCTTTGACTTTTCCAAATTCCGCAAAAATGTTCATCATTTCTACATTTAATTTCTGCTGAATCTCCTTCGTTCTGCCTGCCGACTTTTCTTCATACTCCTTATATGCATCGGTGGTTCCCCAAGATGCCTTTGCCTGTGCAGCATATTTATCAATTTTTCTTGTATCAAATGCTTCAAAACTCATATACTTCACTCCTATAGCTTTAATTCCACGAGCAAGATCAATCAGATTCTGCAAATGCTCCTTTCGAAGTTCCAGCAAATGAATCTGCTGTTCCAAGGCTTTGCTTCTGTCAAAATCAGGACTATCCAAAATCTCTTTAATATCCTTCAATGGAAATTCCAATGCCTTAAAAAGCAAAATGTGTTGCAGACGCTCCAACGCCGCTTCATCATACAGGCGATAACCTGCTTCGGTTACTTCTGTGGCCGGCAGAAGTCCGATATGATCATAATGATGGAGAGCACGTATACTTACTCTCGATATTTTACTTACTTCATGTACTGTCATCATTTCAGTGAATCCCCTCTTTCTCTGTGGTAATTCTACCATAAACTATGACGTAATGTTAGAGTCAATAGTTTTTTCTAAAATTCTTTCAATGTAAAAGACACTGTCCACAACCCTCTGTAGGAAGTATCCTTTTCCAGTTTCGCTTTAAATCCCTCAACATACATCTCTGTGTTCTTCATATCCGCTGTTTCCGTGTCGAAATAGTCCACCGATAACTTATCCTGTTTGGAATAAGCAGTCAGTGCTTTCAGCCATTTGGCTGTCACGGAAAAAGAGACAGAAATGGTTACCACACCCTGGCGGACAACATCCCTCTGTGTGGTTCCCGCTTCTGTCTCTCCACTGCTGTCTGCTTCCACCGCTGATAATGACACATCATAAGTATCTGGCAGAGGAAGGACAGTTCCGTCAAATTTCAAGTATTCAAAAAATGCCATCCTACCTTCCTCCACTTCTTAGATTCATTCTCTGTTGTGCATTTACAATGATTTCATCCAGCATGGTTCCGCCCAGATAAATCGGAATCACGATATCCCCATTCTGCCCATTTATCTGCGAAAGTGCATCTGTGATTGCAGACATAATACCGGATAGATTTTCCTGTGGAATAGTCGTATTACGACTATTTTCATATCCAACTCCGACCATAGCCATCTGTGGGCTGATAACCATTTCTCCGGCAACACCTTCCACAGCCTTTGCAACCACTGCCTTGCTCTGTTCAATCCCTTTTGCCAGACCACTCATAAAGTCAGGCATCCAACTTTCATAATCCGTAAGAGGTCCTTCATCTGGAACAGAGAAATGCAAGAAAGAACGGATCGTCTCTGCAACATTCGTCACAGCATCCTTAACCTTACCAATACAACTCTTAATACCATTCACGATACCCTGAATAATATCTGCTCCCCACTGGAATGCGGCTGATGCCAGATTTTTGATAAAGCTGACTGCATTGTTGAATCCGGTTTTAATGGTATTCACAATGCCTGATACTGTATTTTTGATACCGTTCCACATTGCATTAAACGCTCCTGACACCACAGATTGAATAGTATTCAGGACTGTGGTGAATATGGTCTTAATCGTATTCCATACGGTTGTAATGACCGTTTTTATTGCATTCAGCACCGTTGTGATTACAGTTTTGATTGCATTGAATACGGTTGTGATGATTGTCTTGTAGATATTAAAATAGGTAATCACAATCGTGCTAATCACATTCAACACCGTTGTAAATATCGTTTTGATTCCTTCCCAGAGAGCTGAGAAGAAATTCTTAATCCCATTCCAGATGGTCTGGGCTGTACTGCTGATTGCTTCCCATGCCGCTGTAAAAAACTCCTTAATGGCATTCCATACAGAAATCGCCACTTCCTTGATGTTTTCCCACAGGTTAATCCAGAACTGCCTGAAATCCTCATTGGTATTCCATAGATAAATAAAAGCCGCTACCAGCGCGGTAATGGCTGCAATAATCAGGAATATCGGATTGGCAAGCATGGTAGTATTCAGTGCCGCAAAGGCTGTTTTAACCGCTGTGATCATCCCTGACAGCTTCGGAATAATTGTCATAATTGTTCCAACTGCGGATATGATTTTACCCACCACAATCAGTATCGGACCCGCAACAGCAAGGATTCCGCCGATTACCAGAACTGCCTTCTGTACCATCGGGTTCATGTTCGTGAACGCATCAACTGCCGCTGTAATCTTTTCCACCAGTCCTGTTAAAAATGGAATCACATACTCTGACAGTTTAATCGCCAGAGATTCCAACGCACCGCCAAGCTGTTCCACCTTGCTCTGTAAATTGTCCTGCATAACTGCTGCTGTCTCTCCGGCAATACCAGAGCAGTTATTCATAGAAGCAGACAATGCATCATATTCTTCCTGCGTCAAATTCAAAAGCGAAATCAGACCAGACATTCCTTCCTTACCAGCAAGTGCTGTTGCGTAATAGGCTTTCTGATCATCCGTCAAACCATCGAAACTGGTCCGCATTGTAGTAATGATTTCATCCAACGATTTGAACGAGCCATCTGCATTGGCAATCTCAATCCCCAAATCTTTCATTGCGGTAGCCACTGTATCAGAAGGCTTTGCCATATTTGCCAATACCGTTCTAAGAGAAGTACCTGCCTGGGAACCCTTAATACCGGCCATAGACATAGCTGACAATGCTGTTGTCACATCTTCAATGGAAAGCCCCATTGATTGTGCCAACGGAGCCACATATTTATAAGACTCTCCCAAATCGGAAACACCGATTGTACCGGAGTTTGCTGCTTGTGTCATCAAGTCCGCAACTCTTGCAGAGTCTTTCGCAGACAATCCAAAACCGGTAATCGCATCCGCTACGATAGTCGCAACTGTTCCTAGGCTTTCTCCGGAAGCGGCTGTTGCATCCAGCACACCCGCCATACCATCAATAATCTGAGTGGTAGACCATCCGGCTTTTGCCATCTCGGTCATCGCTTCTGCGACTTCTCCAGATGAAAAAGCTGTAGTAGCACCAAGACCAATAGCTGTTTCACGAAGTTTCTCAAATTCTTCCCCCGTTGCTCCTGTAATTGCCTGAACACCGGACATTGCCTTTTCAAAGTCGGTTGCAACCTTTAATCCAGCCACACCAATTCCAATCACTGCCGCAGACATCGGCATAAGTGACTTTCCGACACTCTCTATCTTTCCGCCAACCTCCTGAAACTTTGTACCAGTTGCAGATATTTTCTGCAATGCCACCGCTGACTGCTCCGCCTGTTCTTCCAAGTCTTCTAATGCCTGTTCTGTAGCAATGATTTCCCTCTGGAGTGCATCA